TCCGAAAGGAGGCTTGAAGAATACACGTCCAAAGCCGGGGCCCTACCCGTGAGGGTAGGGATCCACTTTACATTACTGCAAAGTTTCTGGACGGCAGCAATACAAATATTTAGTTGAGAGCCTTTAGTAGGTTTCTTCGACGAGATAAACGTTGAATTGTTCTTCCAAAGTCTTTGAATCGTTTCTTACCAATGAGATTACTCCTTTTACAAGCCTTGCTTGACTAGAAAGTACCTTATGGAAATTCCTAGTTGATAATATTTTCAAACTCAACCTTGGAAACCTTATTAATAATTTAGCTAACTGATCGAGAGGTTGTTGGTCATCTATAAGGAGATTAATCTCCTTAACTAGAGGATCCATAACTTCTCTTATCCGCGAACTATAATAAAAAATAGGGTGTAATGGTTTTAAGAGATCGAAGGTTACATTCGATAATGTCGAGTCGCCCTTATTTTTGGCTTTTCAATCATATATCTTGTATTCTTCCAATCCTTTAACCAGTCCAGTGATTTCGTATGAAGTATTACGAAGTTCAGCTTGGGTATGTTGATAAATAAGAGCCTTATACATTTCTTCGAAGTTTTCTTCGTTGACTTGTAGTTTGGAAGAGGTATCAATTGATCAAGTGGCACTAATGTATTTATACAGTAGCCCCATACGATCTTTTAAGGTACCTTTCTTACTCACCATCATATCAAATATCTTGTATAGTTTAATGTATCGGTCTTTTTGAGATCGTTTACCTAATCTATCTAAGATATCAAGTAGAGCAATTTCTTCCTTTTCTGGTCCAATTTCGAATCCCCTAGTCTTGGCTGTTTCCATAACATTTTGGAGGAGGTAATACCTCTTTCATGTGTTTAGAACACCTGGAATAGGAAAAGGAGTTATTTCAATTCCTTTATGAACCCATCTCTTAGCGAATTCAAATGTATCAATTGATACATGAGTTTTCATCTTCGATATTGGAACATCAAGGATTGCCATAATCTCCTGGTATCGAGTGGCTAATTGAGGATGCGCTATTACAATATCATCACCTAAAACAACGTATTTCCCATTGGGCTTAACTTTTATGTCAAGTCCAGCGAGATGTACAATTGCATGGTGTGTTATTGCCATAGCTGGTCAAGAAGAGAAGGCGCCCATGGGCTGTCCAGTTCCATAATGGATCTTTTCAGTCCCTAAGTGAAATCCCTCCTTAATCAGTATCCTCTCTCAAGCATCGGCCCTTTCATCACCTACTATTTGCCTGATTATTTCCTTTTGCAAAGCAATTGGAAGTCTTTCAGTAGCATTGGTAAGATCGAATGAGTAATATGGACCATTCTTTGGAAGCTTGGTAAAGAAGGATGATTGGTCAAAGGTACAGTCTTCTTTTATCTTTAATAAGATCGTATTTATATGATCATGTAAAGGTTTTAAAGCAGTCTGTGTCCAATAATCAATCACCCCGATTAATCGAGTTTTCCCTTCAACATCTGAAATAGCGGTAATTTTCCTACTAATGGGTTTTTCATGCCATTTGTAAGTACATTTTCCTAAAATTTCATATGCCTGAGGCATGTTAGAATAATCCACCAATCTATCCATGACATCTTTGAGTTCTTTTCCAGCAAATAAAGTAATATCGTCAAGTTGAGATGTTTCTTCAAGTGCTCTAAAATCATTCATTGAATTCATAATAGCTTGGCCGTTCGGTCCGCTCTTAGTGCTAATATGGAAGTTCTTCCAAAAGCAACCTCTTCTAGATATTTTCAACCTACGAAAGATAGCTGATCGGTTGGCATTCCAGTTTTCTGGAATCTTGCCTCCCCAGGTATCTGTAATAGGTTTAGTATCTGGATTTGGTTGGAGAAGGATACTTCGCGTAATAGTAAGAAGAGTCAAGGCCACCTGTAGACGCTTAGGATCTAGATCTTTCACTAAGGTTACCATACTCAAAAGAGATTTTGGTAATCCCATCGGATTGATTTCGACACCCTCAGTTTCCATAAGTGGTTCGCCAGCTATGAATTTTGTTACATGTAACCTCGCTCTTTTGATCCACTTGAGAGTTTCTTTAATCCCTCGTGTCTCTATTAGCTTAGTTAAATGATTTCAAAGTTCATCACTAGCTCTTGATGAATCTACTCTACAAGTACTCTCAACAAAATGATCTATGTATCACTGAAGGATAACCTTTAGGTTATTTGACAGGTATATGTTTGATTTAATTTTTGTTGTCATATTTGTATTGTTTTGTTGAAAACCGGCCGGAACACTCGTTCAACACTCGAGTTCGACTTTAAAACAGAGAATTACTTCCCGGTTTTAGCCGCTACGAAAAGATTAGATTCGAAAGAGTTTAGTCTCTCGAAGGGATTTATCCTTTCCGGCTCGTAGCGTGTATTCTTCAAGCCCGGTCAAACCCGTAAGGGTATTGATCTG